AATATGCACAAGCGTTGAAGATGAAGAAGGTTAAAGACAAAATTGATGATCTTGAGTTTGAGTTGTACGTAAAGAAGGCGGAACGCAACCAACTTAGCCTTGAGATTTTTACCAACCGTAAGCTGGATATTTATGTATGACCAGAAAGCCGATACCCAGACCAGTGAAGAGAGTGTCAATGGACACCAAGGACAAACTAACCCTGTGGGTCACGCTGATGGTCAGCTTCACCCTGTGCATCTCTGTTTTGGCTATGGTCTTCAGCTTTATGCTTGGCCTTTGGGCCAAAGAAGTGGACAACGCAGAAATATTCAAGATGATTTCACCCGCTTTTTCTACACTTATCGGCGGCATGATTGGGTTCCTGTCTGGTATCAAACTGATGCAAAATGAAGAAACAAAGGACAAAAAATGTTAGACATATTAAGTGGCGGTATTCTGGGTTCTGTGTTTGGTGGGCTGTTCCGTATGGCCCCCGAGGTGCTGAAGTTCTTTGACAAGAAGAATGAGCGCCTGCATGAACTGGCTATGTTTAAACACCAGTGCGACTTGGAAGCCCAGCGCGGTCAACAGAAGTTGGCTGAGATTGGTGCACAACGTGAAGCCGCTATTGACGTAGGCGTAATGGATGCGTTTAACAACGCCATCACTCAGCAGGCCGAGATGGTCAAAGCCGCAGGCGGTTGGGTTGCTAGTCTGTCAGCATCTGTCCGTCCGGTTGTGACTTACTGGGTCTTGTTTGTTTGGTCATTCATCCACGTATGGTTTGCATGGAACGCATGGCTTGCCGGTGCGCCAGCCGTAGAAGTGTTTAAGACCATGATGACACCTGACTTCTCGGCCCTGCTGTCTGGGACAATTAACTATTGGTTCCTTGATAGAACTCTGAAGCAACGCGGCATATGAAATATTCACAGTCCAAAGAGCTTGTTGCAGAGCTAATGAACATTGCAATACTGTTTCATGGAAGCCCAACCATGTTGCGTACCAAGATATACGACGTAATCGACAAGCATATTCCTGACCTTGACCCCGCCTGTATGGAGCGAGGATGTACTTGCATCGACAGTTTTGAAGAAACACAATGAACCTAGAGTTAGCCGCCAGTCTGTGCCGTCAGTTTGAGGGCTACCGCGCCAAGCCGTATTTATGTCCGGCTGGCGTGGCTACGATTGGCTATGGCTCTACCTACTACGCAGACAAACGCAAGGTAACTTTAGAAGACGCTCCGATGGATGAACCTACGGCTAGAGCGCTTTTGATGATTGAGCTTGAGCATACGTACCTACCGGGTGTTCTGCGTAACTGCCCCGGCCTGATTACTGACGTTCGCAAGTGCAATGCCATCGTAGATTTTTGCTATAACTTGGGCACTGGACGCTTGCAAACCTCGACGTTAAAGAGGAAAATCAATGCCAATGATTGGGAAGGGGCAAAAGAACAACTGATGCTCTGGACTAAAGGTGGCGGTAAGGTACTGCCGGGTCTGTTTAAACGCCGCACGGCTGAGTGCGCTTTGTTGGATTAAGCGATGGCACTTAAGAAACTTGTACTAAAGCCGGGAGTTAACCGGGAGAACACCCGTTATACCAACGAGAATGGCTGGTATGAGTCCGACAAAGTTCGGTTCCGCCAAGGCACACCTGAGAAGATAGGTGGCTGGGCACGTATTTCAGTGTTTGCTTTTGTCGGTGTGTGCCGTTCCTTGTGGAACTGGATCACCCTTGAGAACTTGAACCTAATTGGTGTAGGTACAAACCTTAAGTTTTACCTTGAAAACGGCGGCGAATACTACGACATCACGCCTATTCGGGCTGCTGCTGTATTAAGCAATCCTTTCACCACAACAAACACAAGTGCCACGGTTTTGGTCACTGACGTGGCGCATGGCGCGGCCAATGGTGATTATGTAAGCTTTAGCAATGTAGCAACAGTAGGTGGTTTAAACCTTAATGGTGAGTTCCAGATAACTCTTATTGACGCAGATACTTACAACATTACCGCATCTACTACCGCTACATCCAGCGTGACAGGTGGTGGCACTACAGTATCTGCCGTGTACCAGATTAACACTGGCGTAGCTTACGAAACACCACAAACAGGCTGGGGCGCAGGCGCTTGGGGTTCTGGTACTTGGGGCTTTAGTGGCACAAGTAACGCTGCTTTGCGTCTATGGAGCCAGAATAACTTTGGTGAAGACTTAATCTATGGCTATCGTGGTGGCCCAATTTACTATTGGGACGCATCATTTGGCTTGTCGCCAGCCTCCTTTACAGTCACAATCGCTTCTCCTGCTGTAGTTACTACGTCTATTTCGCTGGTTAACAACACGCCGGTTGTTTTGACCAACTCAGGCTATCCGTCTGCTTTGCCTACGGGTTTAAGTGTAGGCACAACGTACTACGTTAAAAGCTCTACCGGCACAACATTTAACCTGTCATTGACTCCCGGCGGCGCAGCTATTAACACTTCTGGATCGCAGTCTGGTACGCACTACATCATGCCTAATGGTGTAAACATCACGAGCTTGTCTGGTTCGTCTGATGCTCCAATCATCCAGAACTACATCTATGTATCTGACGTAAGCCGTTTTGTGTTTGCGTTTGGCTGTAACGACTACGCTTCTACAGTACAGAGTCCCATGTTGATTCGCTGGTCGGATCAGGAGTCTTTGGTTGATTGGACACCCTCATCCACCAATCAGGCCGGTAGTGTCACTTTATCCCACGGCTCAAGCATCATTACCGCTATTCAGACCCGTCAAGAGATCTTGGTATGGACTGACTCTGCTATCTATTCTCTCCAATACATTGGCCCGCCAGTAATTTGGTCTAGCCAGTTGATGGGTGACAACATTTCTATTCTGGGTCAGAACGCAGCCGCCCAAGCTTCAGGCGTGGTGTACTGGATGGGCGTAGATAAGTTCTATATGTACGATGGCCGCTTACAGACACTAAGCTGTGACCTGCGTAGGTACATCTACCAAGACATTAACCTTGACCAAAATCAACAGGTTTTTGCTAGTACCAACGAAGGTTTTAACGAGGTCTGGTGGTTCTACTGTTCTGCTGGTAGCTTAACTGTTAACCGTTATGTGGTGTACAACTACCTTGAAAAGGTCTGGTACTACGGCACGATGGCACGAACAGCATGGCTGGATTCTGGCCTGCGCGATTTCCCAGTTGCCGCTACATACAGCTATAACTTGGTCAATCAAGAATACGGCTTAGACAACAATGAGACTGGTACGCCAGCAGGTATTGAAGCTTATATCTCATCTGCTGAGTTTGACATTGACGATGGCGACAGATTTGGATTTGTCTGGAGGATGTTGCCTGACCTGACATTCTCAGGATCAGACGCTTCTCCTACGCCTGAAGTAACTTATACCCTGTACCCAATGCAGAACTCAGGTTCTGGCACAGGAACACCATCCACGGCTAACGTAGATAAACTGACAGGCGCTCAGTACACAGTGACTGAAGGCTTTACAGGCCAGATCAATACACGGGTTCGTGGCCGTCAGCTTATTTTGAAGGTTGGCTCTTCTAACCTTGGAACAACATGGCAGTTGGGTTCTACCCGTATTGACATCAGACCGGACGGCAGACGATGAGCTTTATTGTTACATCTCAGTTTGAGCTTAACAAGGTGGCCGCACCTAATATGCCGCTACCACCAGTGGAGTACAACCGCCAGTATTTTGACCAGATGCTTAACATCTTGCGTCTGTACTTTAACAGGATTGATGCTTTAAACACGCAGTTAATAGCCGCTGGTGTAGTGCCTGCTTTGACTAATTACACCGTAGCTACGCTACCAAGTGCGGTTACATCAGGTAAAGGCGCAAGGTCTTTTGTAACGGATGCTTTAGGCCCAACATTTGGGGCAACCGTGGTGACTGGCGGGGCGGTAGCTGTGCCTGTATATTCTGACGGAACGAATTGGAAGGTTGGATAATGGCACGGTTTTCAGATGAGCAAATACGCGCATACGTAGAAGCAAACATAGATAACCCTGCGGCTATTGCTGAGGCTGCTTCTGCTGCGGGCATATCTGTAGCTGACCTGTCTCGTGCCACGGGATTCTCTGCTGCTGATATTAACGGTTACTTTGGTAATGCCGGTGTATCTATTTCTGCTCCAGATAACTCTGCCGCTGAACGTGAAGCGGCTCGTATACAAGCAGCAAACGAAGCAGCATGGGCTAAACAACAAGCCGAGAACGAAAGACTGTGGGCGGCGCAACAAGCCGAGAATGAGCGCAAATGGGCGGAGCAACAAGCGGCTGCTGCCGCTGCTGCTCGTCAAGCTGCTGCCGCACAAGCTGCCGCAGATAAAGCCGCTGCGGAAGCTGCTGCACGTGAAGAAGCCGCCAGAACCGCTGCTCAACAAGCTGCTGCTCAACGTGCTGCACAAGCGGCTGCGGCTGCACAAGCTGCGGCGGATAAGGCTGCTGCTGATGCTGCGGCGCAACAAAAGGCTGCGGCTGATGCCGCCGCCAAGGCGCAGGCCGATGCCCAAGCAAAAGCTCAGGCAGACGCACAGGCCGCCGCCGCAAAAGCTCAAGCAGATGCTCAAGCCAAGGCCCAAGCAGATGCGGCTAAGGCACAGGCTGATGCTCAGGCCAAAGCACAAGCCGATGCCCTTGCCGCCTCGCAAGCAGCTACAAAAACTACAACCAAAAATCAAGTCTACGAAGACACTGCCGCAGATATGGGCCTTGCCTCATTGCCAGCGGCCAAAGTCACTACGCCCGCAGCCAAAACGTATACGCAAGCAGAAGTTAACCAAGCATTGGTTGATGCGCTTAAAAATGATCCTAACGCCAGTAAAGCTGACATTACGGCAGCAGCGGCTAACCTAGGCATTAGTGCCGCTCAAGTTAATGCCGCCTACAGTAGTTTGCCAGCAGCCGCTGCGCCTGTTACACAAGGAAATACTGCCGCTGCTGTTACTCAAGCCGCAGGCATTGCTTCATTACCAGCCGCAAACACTCAAGCTGCTGCGCCGATGGACAAAGCTGCCGCCGTAGAAAAAATAACGCAGCAGATCTTAGCCCAAGGTGTGAGCAGTAAGTGGAAAGGCGAGGGCAAAGGCTCCGCTGAGGCAAATGCAAGGGATATGGCTCGGATCATTGCTGATACGGGCGCTACAGATATTAACCAGTTTGGCATGGTAACTAAAACTGTTGATGCTGCTGTACAGCCTGTATATGGGCAAGGCGATTTGGTAACTGACAACGAAGGCCAGCAATATTATTCACAAAAAATTATTGGCTACGTAGATCAAAATGGCAAACCAGTTGATCCTAGCTTAGTTAAATCAGAGACTGTTTACAGTGGCGGAGATTCAGGCAATGCAGAGCTTGTTTACACAGCCCCTGTAGGTAAACAAGAAGTATTTGGCAATAAGCTGACCGGGCAAGAAGTTGCCAGTACATACGGCGAACGTCAACAAGGCAATGCTTTTGGCGGTACTTTTGACGGCAAAGGTAACACAGGCTACCGTGTTCAGTTTGATGCGTCAGGTAATCCAATCTTTTACACAACGCAAGCAACGTCTAATGATCTGGCAATCTTAATGCAGGATTTAGGGCCAATAGGACAAATTGGTCTTGCAATTGCTACAGGTGGTTTGTCTATACCCCAGCAAATTGCCGCTAACTTAGCTATCAACGTCTTAAGCGGTAAAGATATTGGTGATGCCGTTAAAGGCGCTGCAATTAGTTTTGCGGGCACTCAAATCCCCGGCATGGACTTCATGAAGGACGGTGCTTCGTTCATCAAAGACCTTGGGTTGTCGGCTGATATAACAAAAACCTTAACTAATTCTTTTCAAAATGCAGCTGTTTCTGCTGGCACTGCATTGCTTTCTGGCGAGAATATTGTTGATGCTGCAATCAGAGGCGCTGCTGCTGGCGGAACAAACGGCCTTGTTAATTCTGTTTTAGGTAACATTGACGGGTTTGGTAACCTTACTGATTCACAAAAGAAATTGGTTACCAATGCTGTAACAGGCGCAGTGTCCGGCAAAACGTTAGATCAAATTGCCATTAACACTGCAATTGCTGCCGCCAATTCCGCAATCAACGAAGCTAAAACTACGTTATCTAATTTCCCAGTAACAAAACCGCCCAATTTACCAAGTGTTGCTTGAATTAATGCTTCAGTAGCACCGGCAGCAGCTCCTGCTTTTCTTGCAGCATTTAAACCGTCTTGGTGTGAGCCACCAGCTTTAATATTTTCATCGTATGCTTGTATTGCGGAATTACCCGCCGTGTCTCCGGTATCTATTAAACCGCTGGCTACCATAATGCCTTTAGCAGTACCGCCTCCTAAAAACAAAGCAGGCAACTCTTGTCTAAATTCAACAATAATTTGCCTACTCAAGCCGCTGGTGCCATCCATAATACGGCCTGCAATCACAGCAAGCTTATCCGTACCGGGCGCTAGTTTAAGTAAGTTTAATGTTTCATTCCAGTTTGCAGTATCTTTTGGACCATCACCAATAGATTGGCCTGAAACAATAAGATCATTGCCACTTTTTATTAAAGCATCAGCAAGTGGTTTATTGTTAAACATTAAAGCAGTGCCGCCAACAGCATTTTTTGTTAACTCGCCCACCGCTTCATATGCCGTACTCACACTGTTTGTGATTGGGCTGTTGGGATTTTTCTTTAAATAATCGTTAGCCGCCTCACTACTCAACTTCATTTGATCTTGAATTGATGAAGCTAAATTGCTAAAAAACCCACTTGACTCAGTTTTCTTAAGTGCAGCGGCTTGTTGTTTAGCAAGTGCATCTGCGGCGGCAGTTCGTGCGGCAGTGTCACCTTGTGCGGCAACCGTCTTTGAAGCATCGGTTACTGTAGACAAATTAGCAGTATTTAGTGCATTAATTTTGGCATCGGCTGCTTTAGATGATTCCTCTGCCGTAGCGGTTGAATACTCTTTGCCGTTGTAAGTAAACGTCTTTCCTGCACCCAGCCCTTCGCGCGCAATTTTGTAAGCTGCCTCGCGAGTTGGTGCGTTTGCTATGTCAGTCTGAAGGTTTGCCGCTTTGGCGTCAGCAATGGCTTGATCTACAACAGAGCTAGACGTACCCAGTGTGTAGGTTTTACCATCAAAGGTAAAGGTTGTTCCTGTTGGGTTGCGTATCTTTGCCAAAGCCGCCGCCTCTTCAAGCGAGTCAGCTTCCGCATTACCAATGTTTGTATTGTTAGCTTTTGCATTGGCAGCTATTTGCGCGTCTATGCCTTCAAACTCACCGCCTTTAAGGTTTGCGGCTGTAGTTGCAGCAGTGTTTGTTTTAAGTGCTTCAGCCTCAAGATTAGCAATGGTATTGGCCGCATTATTGTTTCCAAGCGTATAGGTCTTGCCATCAAACGTAAAATTATTAAAGCCAGCAGCCTGTGCAAACGCAGCAGCCGCATTAACATCTTTAGCGCTAGACGCATCAATAGTTAAATCTTTATTAAGTTGATTGGAAATTTGAGTGTCAGTATCGTCAGCAAGATTAAAGTCTGCAAATGATGCGCCAGAGTTATCAGTTTTGGTCGTAATGCCTGTTACTTGGCCTGTAGTTTTAGCTTCGTTGATTGCGGAATTGGCGGCAGCAATTGCAGTGTTAATGGCAATTTGATCTAACGTTTTGCCGGACACTGCGCCT